ATACTCATCGAGTCGTTCCAGTATTGCAGCCTCATCCAGTAGCAGATTATCGCTGTCCGAATACACCTGCAGACCCTTCCGGAGTTGTTTCCGGAACAGGATCAGCGGCTTCCTGGCTCACCGGCTGACCGTTATCAAATCCATTCGCTTTCTCCCACTTGGTGAAAGACAGGAGAGATTTATCCTTAGGTACATCCATTGGCTCGATGAATGGATTGGTATCCAGGAAACGACTTGGTAAGGTAGCATAGTGCTTATCCTTACTTTGGCGTACCAACTTTAGACGAACTGGCTTGGTGTCATCGTTAAGGAACGGTGCCATCAAGGTCAGGAAGTCCTCGGTGTAGTTGTCATAGATCTTCTTCAACTGATCGTTGTCAAGCAACTCAGTTTCGAAGTTCTCTTCCTTAATACCGGTACCACGCCATGGATCGAACTTAATATCCTTGATCGTACGGTATGCACCAATGATCGAGGTAAGTTGATTGCGATACTTTTTGATATCGTCCTGGACAAACTCCAACAACTCAGCATCAGTAAGTTCTTCACCACTGCGGCTTTTGAATGTTGGCTTTTTAAACGGGAACAACAACAACGGAGAATCTCCATCACTGCTTCCAACAGATGCTTCCTGAGATTCCTGAAAGAAACTCGATTTCTTCGGCTGGCTTGGTTCCAAGCTCATGGGCCGAAAACTGAGTCCTAACGTTCCTTTCTCATTGACAGCTGCTTTTCCTAATACGAGGTTCTCGTGAATACCTACTGTAATCATATAAAGAATAATTGTTTGCGAAAGTAACTGAACAAGTGTTACGACTGGACGTTCTCAGCCATATACACTTGCTCAGTAGTTTTGCAGGGTTATGCAGTTTCTTCTACCATAGCACCGGTGAGTTTACCAACACCATTTTCTGCTGCAGTTAACACTGTAGCTTCATGAACGGTCATCCACTCAGGGTTTGGATATAAACACCAAAACTCAGGGTTCTCCCGGCGTTGTACGGTAGCTGTTCCTTTCTTCTCACCGCGCTCGATAGCCTTTGGTACAAAAGCTAAAGTTTTACCTGGCGGTAGCACGAAGGGGAACTGATTACCGGCCTCATCCTGAGATCCACCGTAGAAGTTCAGATCGATGAATTTCTCATTTTCTGTGAGCTCAATACCGTACGCTTCTTTGATCAGAGGCCACAACGTAGCCTTACCATAAGTAACGCTTCCCTGATCCATTACACTGCTCTTTGGAGTTCCGTCTTCGTTGTACGTGGTCGTACCGAAGATGTCCAGTTTTGGTTCAGCGCGAGGTACAGGAGAAATCCAGATGCAGCGACGACCTACTGGTATGTACTGCTTGAATTCTTCTGAATTGATCACGTCGAAACCATTGCCAATCGGATCCATATCTTCTGCAGGTTTGTTGCCATATTCAAGGTTGAAACGGATAGCAAGTTCCTCGGACGGATAGATGCTACCATCGGCAAACAAACGCAGATCTGCTGTCAAGGGATTACGTTCTTTACGTACGCCCCCACCACCTTTAGAGGTAGGTGTCTTCTCAGGTGCTGTGACCTGTACATTTTTCAAAAAGTCTAACATTGTGCTGTAGGCTTTGAGTGTGAATAATCGTCAATCGATGTAAATCCTGTCCCAGGCAAAAGCGAACTTTTGGCCGGCGAGATGGGCCTGACGTGCACCCATGACATGACTTTCGGATGTTTCGAAACTGATTTGCAGATCAGATCCGCTGGTGTCCCGATGTAAGTAACCAATAGCATCTGCTTTGGCACACACCATGGAACCCAGTTTACCAGTCAGGGATATGTCATTTACCTTTACCTGCTCTCCTTTCTTATCAAGGAGCTTTTCCTTAACGTGAACGGACAAGATCAGGTACTTGAACACACCTGCTAACCGGTTAATCATTCCGAGTAGTTCCTCACGTAGATAATAGTAACCGAGACCGTGAGGTAACTCTGTTACGGTGGCACCAGATGCTTTAAACTCTTTGCTGCACAGTGGACTCAACCTGTACTTACGGGTTGCCTCCACTTCAGCAATGGCTTCAAGCTTGTCCAGCGTATCCACAGCTCCATACTTGTACGGATACAGATCATCACCGGTCTTACCGGCTTTAAATCTGGCTTCGCCTTCAGCATTGATAGCTTGGATAAGCTTTTCCACGTCCGCTGCAGTGTTGATGGGAACACGCAAGCACTCGTACATGGAAGCCCCATCCTCTGTGTCCAAGATCAGGCAGCCGGGGAGATCTGCCAGGACTTTTGTTTTGCCTACCTTAGGTACTCCGTAAATAACCGTTATCCGTGGAGATAACCGCGTTGCTTTAACCGGGGCAGCTGGAAGCATTACACTTTTGGTGAGAATTTCTGACATAGTTCGACAATTTTGCTGGCTTTATCAATAAAACGTTCCATCGCTATTTCATTTGTAGCTTTTGGCATCTGCTCAAAGATGCCGGTAAGTGGATTGAGGAACACCGGTACCATTACTGACGATGTGCCATACCTGTTTTTCATGATATGGATACCCAGTAGATAGCCCTGGAATTTCTCTACCTCGTACCGGAAGTAAGTTTCCAGTTCAAATTGATAAGGATTGACTAAACCATATACCACATCTGCATCCCTGTACGTGTACTTACTGTCACCAAAGTCCAATCGCTGTGGAGCGATGAACTTGTCCGTGATTTTCTTAGAGTTACGGTGCCAGGTCTGCATATCCGTTGAAAACTGTTGTAAGAAAGTGAATGTCGTACCAAATAAATTACGCAGTGCTACTGCATATTTACTCAGCAGATCAATTGTACCCTTTGTATCGAGTCCTTGCTCTCCGTGCGTGAGCGCCAGGTGATCCACGAAGACATCGACCATGGCGAGTTCTTCTCCCGGATGGGCTGTGTACCCAATGATACTGCCTTTCTTAGCATTTCCTGTAGGTTTGTTCCGTTCAATTGTTCCGTACTTCTCATAATGATAGTCGATGAGATCGTGAAAGATTTTGGTGGGATGTACTGAATCTTCAATGATTATCATGTGTTTAAGCATCTCCTCAACAAAGGCATATCCAATACGGATATACACCATGTCTTCATCAGTGGGAAGATTACCGTTGATACGGCCGAGCATAAAGTTGGACGGATATGTTACACCATACTCAATGGCCAGGTAGTAGCTTACCCAACGGGCAATCTTTTCTGCATGGGCCAGTTCAAATGAGTAGTAGTAACAATACCATTTCAGTCCATGGGCTTTGGCATAACGATATGATTCCAACAGATGAATGAAATCACCAAAGGTTGTCTTACCTACACCACTATCAGCGCCGATCAAATAGTACCTTCCACGATGCTTGCCATGGGTATGCATATCCATGTTTGGAATGCCGGTACTCCAGCCTACATTGCGTCCTTGTCTTCCCATCTCCACCATTTTGATAAAGTGATTGTTGGCCAGTTTTTGCCAGTCGACAACTTTATCTACGATCAATCTGAGTTCATCACTGATATCAAATTGCGTATCATGTTTTCCAACGGGAATAAGACTCATTTGTAGATTGTTTAATGTGTTCATTAAGTGTACCACTGTTGAGACTTTGCTCAAACTCATCATAACCGGTTCGCCACATACCTTCTGACATGTACCTTCCAATAGCTACTTTGTATGGTACTGATCCTGCGTAATACAGTTTGGTAGATGCCACCAACTTGGGATACTCCACTTTCTCTTTCTCGATAGCTTTGCGAAAAGCTTTCATACCAACCTCACTGTAGATATTTACATGGTACGGATCACCTGAAGGACCTTGCACACGTTTAGGCACACCTGCTTCCAGGATAAACCGAGTGTACAGATCCTTCCAGGTAATGTCCTTGGCGACCGCAGGCTCAATCACAGCTGGAATATTACCCTGTAGTAAAACCAGTCCTTGCTCTGTGCCTGTGATCTCTTTATTGAACTTTGCCGTAACAATATACTTACCCTTGATAATGGCCATGTACCCTTCTGTAACCAGGAATTGTACCGCTTCTTGAAG